GAAGCAAGGGTTCCGCAAGCGGAAGGTCACACACAAACCAGAGAAGTGGGCCATAGTGATGGTTTACGAGCGGCTGGAGGGTAAGGCCCCGACCGCACTCGAAGACAAGACACCGGGGATTACGGTCACCGATAGGGTCAGCGAGTTGGCGGTCGAACGCATCAACGACCTGACTGAGGAGGAAACGCAAGATGGCAGCGACAGCTAGACAACGAATGTTCATGCAGATCACCGGCCTCACGGCGGGGCGAAATGCGGAGATCGGCGATGAGGCGGTATTTGCCTCGTTTACACCGACGAACGGCGAGGTCTTTACTACCTCTGCTGTCGTCGCGGACGGCGGGTCGCAGGTCAATCTGTGGAACACCACCGAGGGCGGGCTCGCGACATTCGAGCATATGGTCATCGTGTCCGACAAGGACATTACGATCGAACTGTCCGACAGCACCGAGAGCTTCACCGTGTCGCTGAAAGCCGGGATGTTCTTCTCGTGCGGCGGGCAGTTGTTCGTCGACATGGCCGCGTCGAGCGTGGACACGATGGGCGACATCGATCAGATTCAGGTCAAGCGGAACGTGGCTGACGGAGTGGGCGACGCGTTCGTCCAGATGCTCCTTGTCGGCTAACGAATATGCCGCTGAGCCGGAACTCCCGACTCCCTTTCCGCTCGTCCCACGTACGTGGACGTGTCCGATCACTGGGATTATGGTGCCGAAAGACCCGACCCAGAACCTTCAATGGCGGGCCAAGCTGCTCAAACTGGCGGAAGACAATCCCCAGCTTCAACAGGACCTCTACACTGCATGCAGCAAGAGCATCCTGTTTTGGATGAACGCCTTTGTGTTCACGTATCGGATCTTCGAGACCGAAACGGACACGGTCAACATGGGCCGGATCTTGCAGAGCAAGACGGCGGATATACCCTACGTGACGTGGGCGATCCAAGACCGGCATATCCTGAAACTGGAGCATGCGATCAATAATGCGTACAGTCTTCTCACCGACAAAACTCGTGACATGGGAGCAAGCTGGGACCATGTGGCTGTGTTCCACCACCAGTGGCTGTTTCGGAAGAAGGCCCTCTTCCTTGAGCTTTCAAGAGTTGAGACTGACGTGGACGGCTCCGATAACCCGCGAGCACTCTTCGTCAAGCACGACTACATCAACCTCTGGATGCCGGAGTGGATGGTCCCGAACATAAAACGGACCAACATGCACATCCGCAACCTCGACAATGGGAGCCGAATAGATGGCGAATCTTCAAACAAAGCTGCGGGATCTGGTGATAGACGCCGTGGAGTCCTTCTCGACGAAATGGCAAAGATGGAGAACGGCCGAAAAATCAAGGCGGCTCTTCGCGACGTGTCTCCTACCCTCTTGCCCAATAGTACTCCGTGGGGGCCGGGGACGGCTTACACAGAATGGCGTATGTCCGGACAGATTGAAGTGTTCGTACTGCCGTGGTGGGAGCATCCGGAAAAAGGCGTAGGTCGATACGCGAAACGCGAGGAGGAGACCGGCAAGTGGAAGATCCGCTCGCCGTGGTACGATTACCAGACCACCATCCGTGACAAGAAGGAGATGGCTCAGGAAATCGACATGGACCATATCGGGTCGGGTGACGTGTACTTCGACACGCAGGTGCTGGAGGAGCACCAACGGCTGTTCGGGAAGGAAGCGAAGGTCACCCGGACCATAGACTTCCGGACGAACGTCCACACCCAGTCTATCCCGGTGCTCATCCAGAAGAAGTCGCAGCAATCGCTCGCGGTTACTCCCGGCGGATCATGGAGAATCTGGGCCCCGCTCCGAAACGGGCGACTCGACCAGTCGAAAGACTACGTTCTGGGCATCGACATCTCGAAAGGCATGGGAGCGTCGAACAGCGTCGTCTCCGTCATGTGTGCTCAAACGCAAGAGATAGTGGCGGAGTACGCCAACGCGAAGATCCCGCCGTACGACCTCGCCCGGATGGTGTGTGCAGCGGCAATCTGGATTGGTGGAGCCCGGAACGGCGGCAGACCGCTGATCGTGTGGGAGGCCCAAGGGCCGGGGTGGGACTTCGGACGGCAGTTGATGAAGGTCTACTGCTACCCGCGATTCTACATGGACCGGGGGACGCGAACACTGGCCGAAAAACGATCGAACCGAGGGGGCTGGCACTCGACGGCGGAGAAGAAAGAGATGATGTTGGGCATGCTCCGGCGAGCCTACGCGATGGGTGGTATCATCCATCACAGCATAGAGGCTCTCGAAGAAGCGAAGACCTACATCTACCTTGAGAGCGGGACACTCGGTCCTGCTGTCCTGATGAACGAGTCGGCGAACGCCCGCAAGACACACGGCGACCGCGTAATTTCGGCGGGCCTGTGTGTACTGGGGCTCGGTGAAGTGGCTACATTCCGCCCCAAGACGAAGGCGTCTCCGATGTGGTCTCCCGCGTGGCGACGACGCCAACGACTGAAAGAACTCGCTGCCAAGAAAGGCAGTATGACCTATGATTGGAGGCGATAATGGCTAGTAATCTCTCACCCCGCGAGCTTCAACTCGACGTGTACCGTGGCTTCCGCCGCTCGTACAATTTTCGCATGGCGAGAATGATGTTCTTGAAGGCTTATATCGGCCAGTACTACGATTCGAGTAGCGGGCAGAAGGGCCAAGAGCCCATGAACCTCGTCTATCATGCGATGCGGGCCCTCCTGCCGCAGATCGTGATGTCGAATCCGACCTACACCATGAAGAGTGAGTTCGCCGAATACGCGGACTACGGTGAGTTGATGGCCCTCGGCCTCAACTTCAACGCGAAGCAACTGAAACTGAAAGACATATTCCGCCTGTGGATGGTGGACTCGATCCTCGGCGGCATCGGAACCTTGAAGACAGGGCTGGCCTCCACCGGCTCAGTGATCACGTTCGATGACGAGACCGGCATTGACCCCGGACAACTGTACACTGACTTTGTGGAGTTCGACAACTTCGTGTTCGACCCCAATCTGCGTGGCCCGATCCAGAAGGCCCAGTGGATGGGGGACAAGAGCCGCGTCAAGCGGAGCTACCTCATGGACACCGGGTTGTACGACAACGCGATGATCGAGAAGCTGCCCTCCGCGTCGGAAAGCCCGACTGCGGGCTCCGAAGCCTCGCGAGCCAGCATCCAGACCGGACGCCAGAAGTGGAACGATGAAGTCGAAATTGTGGAGATTTGGATTCCGGGTGCGAACGAAATCGTCACGGTGTCGGCTCCCGTTGGTGGTTCCGGGCATGCCTCAAACGGCCCCGTCGCGGAGAAATTCCTCCGCGAGGACGATGCGTTCTGTCCCCACGACGGGCCCTACACCTTCCTGACTCTGACGCCGCCCGTGCCGGGCAACCCCATGGCGATCGCTCCGGTCGGGATTTGGTACGATCTGCATGTTATGACCAACCGGATGGTGTCGAAGACTGTGGCTCAGGCCGAACGCCAGAAGGACATTGTGGTCTACCGCCGGAGTGCGGCCGACGACGCCCAAGAGGCGTTGGACGCGGGGGATGGACAGGCCATCGGGATCGACGATCCGGACGGCATCCAGACCATCAGCTTCGGGGGTCAGAAGAACGAGAACCTCCAGATGACCGGCTACCTCCAGTCGTGGTTCAACATGATGGCCGCGAACCCGCAGGGGATTGGTGGACAGGCCCTCGACGCGGACTCCGCGACCGAGGCCCAGATCCTGCAAGCCAACGCGGATGTCGGCATCAACGACATGCGGAACCTCGTCTACGAGGCAGCCGCCGAAGAGGGGCGGAAGCGGGCATGGTTCCTGCACACCGATCCCCTGCTGGACATGACCCTCGGCCGACGCCGGATGGAAATGACCGAGAATGGTCCCCAGCCGGTGACGACATCCGTGCGGCTGACCCCGGAGGTCAGGCGGGGCGACTTCCTCGATTGGCACTTTACCGTCGAGCCGGAGTCGATGAGCCGGATGGACACCCAGACCCGCATCCAGCGGGCGATGGAGTTCGTCGGCAAACAGCTTCCGGCCATCGTGACCACCGGGCAGATGATGCAGCAGATGGGCCTGCCCTTCAACCTGCCTGAGACCATCACCCGCCTCGCGAAAGAGGCCGGAATGGACTGGTGGGATGAAGTGTGGTACGATCCGATGTTCCAGAACCGGATCGCCTTCATGATAGCCCAGTCGCCCGCCATGCAGAAGGGTACAGCCGGAGCCTCCAAAGTGGGGCTCGGTACTCCCGCAAAGACCGTAGACCCCCTAAAGGCCCTGAATCAGGGATTCCAACAGGGGGCGAATGTCGGTCAAGCCGGGTTGGATATCAATGAGTCCAAGCAGTACGGAGTCTAATATGCTTCAGGAAGTCGCGTTTACATGCCCCAGTTGTGATCGAATCGAACTGTACTGGCAGGACTCGTACAAGCTGCATTACCCGGATTGTACCAAATGCAAGGGCCCGATGGACTACGTCCGGAAGCCCTCGACGAACGATCGCAGCGTGACGGGGTGCTATACCACCCCCATCGAGATGTTCTCCTGCGGCCTGATCCCCGGTGAGTTGAAGGCTTTCAAAAAAGCCAACCGAGAGATCGACCTCACGGATCAGGGTGTGCCGATCGCCAGGACCCGGCAGCAGAAGAAGCAAGTGCTGGAGTATTTTGGGTTCCAAGAGAATAACTGACGAATTTCAAGTTTCCCCTTGACTTGACCGTGTGCGTGTAGTACACTATAGAGTCTCACCTCCTTTCTGCCTTACCCGGCGATGCCGCAACGCAGAGGAAGGACGACACCATGGCTAATATGCCCGTGCCTGATGACGTGCCCCGCATGGAAGTTACAGCCGAGAAGGCTCAAGAGATTGAGGCCAAGCTCGCGGCGATTGCCAGTGACACCCCTGTTGTGGAGCCGGAACCGGTCAAAGCAGAAGAGTCGCCGGAGTCGGCCGTAGAGGCCGATCCCACGCCTGTGGAAGCAGCAGTTGAAGAGAACAAGGATGCCCCCGGCAGCGAGCCGGAACCGGCAGACAAAGTTCAGTCCGACGCTCCTACCCTTCCCGCCAACATTCGACGCAGCCTTGTTGCTACTGGCTGGACCGAAGAAGAGATTGTTGAACAGCACACCGCTCTGGGTGACGCCTTCGAGACAATCGCTGACAAGGTTCACCAGAAGCGGATGGACGAGTCGCGTGAGTGGGCAGCCCGTGGCCGAATGGTCCGCGAGGTTGAACCAGAAGAGGAAGTGGCTAAGAAAGAAGCCCCTTCCGAACTGCCGATGATCGACGTGGACGCGATCAAGGAGAAGTACGGGCACGACCCGGACATCTCGGCCATCATCGATGAGATGAGTAAGCCGATGAATGCCTCGATTGAGGCTCTCCGATCGATCATGCCGGAGATCGCAGTACAGCGGGCTCATCAGGAGGAAGCGACTCAGGTCGCCATGCGGAACGAGATCGAATCGTTCTTCTCCTCGAAGGAGCTTGCGACGTATGGAGGGTTCTACGGGGCTGGAGATATGGATAAGTTGCCGGAAGACGGTGACCTGTTCAACAACCGTATGTCGGTGCTCCAGTACGCGGATCAACTTCAAGTCGGTGCGGGCTACCAAGGTCGCACCATCTCGCTGAGCGAGGCACTCGGAATGGCTCACGACGCCGTGAGCGGTGATTTCCGGATGGAAGCTCTGCGAGAAGAAATCAAAGCCAAGATGACACAGCGGGCAAAAGCTGTTACTCTTCGGCCTGAATCCGAAGGCGGCGATGCAACCCCCGTAGCGGGCGAGCCTCTCCGAGAGAAGACACGGGCAGAATTGGAAGCCGCAGCCACTGTGAGCCTCAGAAAATTGTTTGGATAAACACCCATGGGTATTGACAATGACCAACTGATCGATCTGGTAAGGACCACGCTCAAGGATCTGCCGAAGGGGCAGTTCGAGATGGCGTGGGACTCGCAGAACTTCGAGTTCTGTCGGATCTACCAACAGAATCGCCGCAAGGTCGACGGCGGAACCAGCATCCAGCGTAACATCGTCCTCGATGAGACCGGTGCTGCTTCGTATCGTAGGCTGTACGACACTGACCAGCCGTCCGTCGAGAACGTGCACACGCAGATCGACGTGCCGTGGACCCAGCTTGGGACCAACTACAGTTGGGACGTGCTGGAGATCATGCGGAACAAGGCTTCCGGCAAGGGCTACATTGACCTTCTGGAGTCACGCAGACTTGAGCGTCTGTGGGGCCTCGCCGAGTTGATCGAAGATCGCGGTTGGCTGACGCCGACCTCGGCCACCGACAACCTGTTCCCGTACGGCGTCCCGTACTACCTCAACAAGAGAAGTGCGAACAGTTCCGGCTCCGGCTTCGATGGTCAGACCATCCGCTACAGCGACGGCACCACCGGCACCATTGCCGCTGGCATCGACGCCTCGGTGGAAAGCAAGTGGCGTAACTACGCCGCGACCTACGTGACGGCCAATAACGAGTTGCTCCGTACGCTCCGGCGTGCGTTCCTGCTCACTCGC